AAATAAAGGGGATAAAAGGCGAAAACTTGCTGTATAAAATCTCCTTTGCAATTTCTGGTCTTGGACTATTTTTAGACGGATGGGACAAGATCAAAGAGGCTATTGATGACATTATCAAGAATGGCCCCAATCTTACAAATGTCACTCAGTTAATCAGCGGCTTTGCAGAAGGTCTTGGAGTTGCATTTGCAGCACTCGGAAATGTAAAGTTGGGCGGTGCTTTTCTGGTCATTTCTGGATTGAGCGGTATCGTATCGAGCATTTCTGACATGGTCAACAATGGGATTGATTTTGACAATGCTACCAATCTTGTTAGAAATGTTGGTGTTTTCCTAGCTGGTATTGGACTTTGGACTAAAAACCCCATATTGACTGGCGGCGGTATGATATTAACCGGTCTTACGCTGGTTGTTCGAAATTTAGCCGATGTTATAGAGGCGTTTCGAACTGGTGATTGGAGTGGTGTCGATAAGGTTGAAGTGGCGGCTGGTCTGCTATTGACTGTTGGAGGATTTTTGACAGCCATTGGCAAGATTAAAAGTGTTACTGATAAAATCGGCGCAGGCGGAGCAATCACTGGCGCTTCCGAAACTTTGCAAGATGTGTCTAATGCGGTGGGCGGCAGTTCTGGAAGCGGCTTAAACGGTACCCTGAAAAATCTTGCGCAAAATCTTGGATGGGGTGTTTTGATTGTCACAGAAGTAGCTGCGGCAGCAGTTATTATTGTTGGCGCAATTGCTGTTTTGGGATATGAGTTAGAGGAAGTCGGGAAGGCATGGGAGCCGGTTATTGACAACGGTGCCACGGTTGCGGCAGGAGTCGGGCTTGGCACAACGGCTATTGCGGCTGTCGGGCTTGCCACCTATGGTCTTGGAACCTTGGGAGCAACAGCAGCTATCAATATTGGAATCGGAACCGCAATTCTGCTTGAGCTGGGCGTGGCAACCGGGTTATTCATCGTTGAAATCTGGGCTATCGGAAAGGGCCTGGATGAAATCGGTCAGGCGTGGCAACCGGTTCTGGACAATGGGGAAACGATAGCCTCCGGGATTGCGCTTGGGACATCGTTACTGGTTGGAATTGGTGTTGTGACTGCGGCACTTGGCGCAGCTACGGTTGCAAGTGTAGGTCTTCTCCCTGTTGCGATTGGGTTAGGAACTGCGATTTTAGTAGAACTTGCAGCAGCATTTGTTCTATTCACAGAAAGTTTAGTCGATGTGGCTGACGAACTGAATTTTAATCTCGCGCCCTCCCTTCGTAATTTAAACGAAACTTTACCGCAACTCACAAATGATGTGTCTGATTTTGTGGATTTTATGGGAGATTTTGCAGGTGAAATTTCTTCCTATACCGATAGCATGGGGAGCATTACTTGGGATAGTATTGTGAGCGGGTTCCAGAGGCTATTTGCGGGGAATCCCATTCAAGCTTTGACTGGTGATGTAGAAGACATCACAACAGACACACGAGCCTTGAACGCCAAGTTGCAAATTGCTAATCCCGAGATTGAGAAAGCAATTGATCTGACATCTGATTATATTTCACTTATGGACAGCTTAAAACTGAACATAGACGGAAGCAGCAATATAAGCCTTGCCAGCGATATGTTTACCAACTTGAAAGAAGTTGGTAAACAGTTGGTAGTTGGTTTCTCTGATGGCGTATCTGAGAACGCTTTTCTTGCCTACAATACTATGAAAACGTTCGGAACAGATGTCGTTTCCAATATAAAAACAGGAATTGAAAGCGCAAAACCTGCTGTCAGGACTTCGCTAGAAAATTTATTTACAGGCGTTAAAGTGAAGGTTCCTCGATTTTCTATAACAGGCTCTTTCGATCTTGAAAAAATGTCTGTTCCCAAGATCAATGTTTCAACCTATGCACTTGGCGGATTTCCGGACCACGGCGAAATGTTCATTGCCAGAGAACAAGGCCCTGAGCTAGTGGGCCGTATCGGGAACCGGACAGCGGTAGCAAACAACGATCAGATTGTTTCAGGTATAGCAACTGCGAACGAAGGAGTTATCAATGCAATTATTGCGGTTACACAGCAGATCATTTCCGCCATCGAGGAAAACAGCGGAGATGTCTACATGGACGGCGACAAGGTTGGAGAACGGGTAACGGCCTATCAGAACAGACAAAACCGAATGTACGGAAAGACGCTCCAACGCGTATAAGGAGGCAAATGGATGGTACTGAAAATTGACGGAACCGACATTGCTCCTTATATCGCGTATGGAGGGTTGAAGTGGCAAAGATCAGATGTGGACGGGGAAGGCGCGGGCCGCATGCTGGACGGAACTTTGGAGCGGAACCGCATGGCAACGAAGATTCGACTGGATGTGACCTGCCGCCCGCTCAAATCGGTTGAGGCAAGTATTGTACTTTCCGCTATTATGCCGGAATGGGTTTCGGTTACATATTACGACCCGCAAATGGGGAGTACGGTTACAAAAACCATGTATGCAAACAATAACCCGGCATCCTACCTTATCAAGCATCCGGACGGAACAGAGTGGTGGAGCGGGATTACATTTCCGCTGATTGAGAAGTGAGCTATGCGATATAAAGTTGTCATTGACAATACGGAATACACAGATGCGGACATCCGGTCTGCCAATATAGAGCGACCGCTGTTTGATCAGCTTGGCATCGGAAACGCATGTGAAGCTACTTTGAAAATTGTGTTCCGGCAGAAAACAGTTATTCCGACGATGGCAAAGATGATTCCTTATGCACTGGTCAATAACCAATGGGAGCAGCTTGGCGTATTTTACCTGGATGAACGGTCTATAAAGCCGACCGGAATCATGACAGTGGTTGCCTATGACTCTATGCTGAAAGCGGACAAAATATGGGTTCCAGAGCAGTCTTTGGAGTTCCCCATGCCGATGCCGGATGCCGTTGGTGTAATTGCCGACCTTATGGGCATCCAGGTTGATAGCAGGACTGGGTTGAATCCGGCCTATACGATTGATTATCCTGCAAATGACTATACGCTGCGGGATGTTTTGAAGTTTATTGCCGTTGCGCATGGCGGAAACTGGACGATCACTCGCGAGGATAAATTACTCCTTGTGCCGCTGGTCGGAAGCATGCCTCCAGAAACAAACTATTTGGTGACGGAAGACGGGGACGCTATCACCTTTGGAGGTGACAGAATCTTAGTATGAATGGCAAGCATTACATAGGGGCGAAAGCCTTGTCTCTTACAAAGTATGAGCCAGCTCCGCCGATCAGTAAGATCATCCTCCTGCTAGATGACAACAATTATTACGAAGCAGGAGACGACACCGGAACTGTAATTGAAGAACCATGCCCTTATGCTACACAAGAAATGGCGAACACGCTTCTGGCTGCGCTGAAAGATTACGAGTATCAACCCGTGGATGCGGATGGGGCGAAGTTGACACCACTTGCTGAACTTGGAGACGGCATAACAGTTGGCGGGTTATATAGTCAGCTGACTTATCAGAATATCCGGTTTAGCACAGGGGAGGTCATGGACGTTTCCGCGCCTGGAAGCACAGAAACGCGGCACGAATATAAAACGGAAGGCGAGACTACCAGAACCTTTGACCGCAAGATTGCAGAGACCCGTTCCACGATCACAAAAACGGCGGAAGAAATCCGTCTGGAAGTGGAAAACGAAATTGAAGGTCTGTCGTCCAGCATTTCCGTTCAGTTGGACAGCATTACATCCACAGTGCAGGGGTTGAATGGACAGGTTTCCACGATTTCGCAAAAGGTGAACAACATCACACTCACAGTGCAGAACGGCACGGACCGCTCGTATATTGATCTCTCTGTGGGCGGCGTTACGGTTGCCTCGCAGGTCATTCGATTTACTGGGGATGTGGTGTTTGAGTCCAGCCTGACCGACGGCTCCACCATGATTTCCGGAGACAACATTTTGACTGGCGAGGTCTCCGCAGAATATATCCGGCTGGGCGGAGAAATGGCAGTCTATGAGAGCCTTAGTTCCAGGGCTGACCTGGGCGGCTATATCGGGTATGTGACCAGCTACGATTACAACGGCTCCCGCACCTATGGGATGGGTATGATTGAAGCTGTCAGTGAAAATCAGGTAGTTGCTACCAGCGGCGGCGTTCGTATGACCACCGATAATGGCGAGGTCGTTGTGGCAACCAATATTACACTGGACACCCGAAATGCCGTCAATGTGTACGCAAACCGCTTTACATCAGATGTGGAGCTGAATGTGACTTCTGACCGAAACGCAAAGGATGACATTCGGTATGATGTTGCCGAAAAGTATATCTCCCTGTTTGACCGGCTGAACCCAGTGAGCTTTCTCTATAAAGGGAAAGAAGCCAAGCGCCACCTGGGCTTTATCGCACAGGATGTGGAGGATGTTTTAAATGAAATCGGGATGCCGCTGGATGATTTCGCGGCCTTGTCCGTAGATGACGAGGGGCGGTATGGCCTTTCTTATGGAGAGTTTGTCGCGGTACTGACGGCGAAAATTCAGCAGTTGGAACAACGATTGAAAGCTTTGGAGGGCTGATATGGAAGAGACAAAGAAATTGATTGATGATGCGATTGCCATTCTTTCAACGCTTTCTGTGAATGGAGACGCGGTAGAAGTGATGGCAGCAGCCAAGAGCAAGCTGCGGAAAGCATCCGCAAATCTCAAGGAGGAACCCGATGGCCGATAAGAATATCAGCACACTCCCGGCAGTGGAAAGCATCGACAATGACTCCCTCTTTGTCGCGGAGCAGCAGGGAGTGGCCTCCAAAGTGACGGGCGCGCAGGTTGCGTCATTTGCCAAGGAAGCAGCTAACGCCAATGTACAAGCGGCTGTAGATGCGGCGGAAAAAGCGCAGGAGGCCGCAGAGACCGCAGAAGCGGCGGCGCAGGTAACAGCCCACCCGCCCCAGGTGAACGAGGAGACGGGCTTCTGGCAGGTATGGAACAGCGGAACCGGGGCCTATGAAGATACCACCATTCAGGCGGAGGGTCCTGTCGGCCCGCAGGGAACGTCTGTAAAGAGCATTACGCGCACCAGCGGTACCGGAGCGGCGGGAACCACAGACACCTACACGATGTACGATTCGGACGATGAAGCGATTGGAACATTTACTGTGTACAATGGCGCGGACGGCATCGGCTCCGGCGATATGCTGAAAAGCGTATACGACACGAAGAATAAGAACACGGATATTTTTACTTACGCGGACGGGATTCTGGACTCCGCGAAGAGCTACACAGATACCTCTATTCAGGCGGCGATCCTGGACAGTTGGGAGGCGAGCTATTGAGCACTCAGGGGGACAAGCTGAAAGCGGTTGCGGACGCTATTAGAGCGAAAGAAGGCAGCTCTGCCCCTATTGCTGCCAATGATTTCCCGGCGAGAATCGCGGCGATTGAGACGGGGACGCAGCTTCCAACATTGACAAATCCCGGCACGGCGGCAGATATGGCACGGGGGAAGCAGCTGATTGACCAGAATGGCGAGATTGTGACGGGGACATTAAGAGAAAGTACCGCAGGTTCCGGTTATACGGTGATAGATACGACCCCAACACTAAACAGTACCAATCTTCAGCTGGACTACACATTTGAAATGGACAGAATCATGCGAAAAGATTCGATACTTAATATGATGTGTCCAATTAGCAACTTCGGCAACGCCACTGCCGCAGACGTTCTATTTGGAAAGACCTTTACCAGCGAGGCGGGGGTAAAGGTGAGTGGTACAGGACAGTTCTTCAAAATACTTGCATCAGAAATAACAGGCTCTGGTTCCAACCAAATTCGAGCAACGTATGCAGGCACCGGTTTCCCAATAGCAGTCATGGTTTATTTAAGCAATGGTGCCCCATATGAAGAAGGATCAACTTTTATGCTTTCCATTGTTGGAACAGGCTCCGCTTTATGTGGAAACGATTATATGATTACATCAGAAATAGAATATTTAACCGCAAGCAGTTCAACACCATCCAATTCCAGTGTTGTTCTGGGAATGACCCAGACTGGAATACTTGATATTTTTGTCCCTTATCAGAGGACAAGCGGCACGAGGTGCAAATTTGAACAAGGCAGACCTTACCAGGTGCTCCTTTTCTATGTCTGAAACGTGAGGAGGGCGTCATGTTCCATCTACAAGCCAACAAAATATATTTGGAAGTATGCGCGAAAGAGGGCGTGACCAGTGGTTCCGTTAATGTCTACACGGTTCGATTTTCCTTCAACTCGGATTGGGATGGCCTGGACAGGACGGCGGTATTCCACGCGGGCGACGATCAAATTTCCGTGGTGTTGGACGGCTCCAACGAGTGCCAAATCCCGTGGGAGGTATTGGAGAATCCGGGACGAAACCTGTCGGTTGGCGTATATGGAACAAAGGGCGGCACAGTCGTTCTCCCCACCATCTGGGCGCAGCTGGGAGAAATCCGGGAGGGCGTGTCGCTGGGCAGCAACGCGCAGCCTCCCACACCAGATGTGTACAGTCAGATTTTAGAAGCCGCCGAACAGGCGGAAAAGATTGCGCAGAGCGTGCGGGATGACGCGGATGCCGGAAAGTTTGACGGAGAACCCGGCCCGGAGGGGCCACAGGGACCGCCCGGAGATGGAGTGCCGGAGATTACCCCAGAGGACGAAGGAAAGTTTCTGGGTGTTCTGGACGGCGCTGCGGAGTGGGTTTTGGGCGGCTCCGGTTCCGGCAATGTATCATCTCCGGAGATATCAGTGATCCGTGTGATGGACAGGCAGGAATATGAGGAGCTTCCCACAAAGAGCCCCACCACGCTCTATCTGATTCGGGGGTAGCAAAATGATTTATGCAGGAACAGAGACCATAGAGACCTTGATGCTGGGAGAGATGGGGATTAAAACCATCATGGCTGGCAGCGAGAATGTTTATGAAAGGCCAGGGGCCTATGTATATATCCAACTTGACACAAAGGAGAGTCAGTAAATGGCAAGCTATTTTAACCTAACTCTTGATACCACCGCACCGTCTGGCCTGACACTGCAAATTAATGATGGGGCACTGTATGCGACCAGTACAGCGGTAAAGCTGACCATTGGAGTCAGCGACGAGCAGACCACCGGCTACCAGATGAAAATCTGGGGAATTGATGGTGTCGCGGAGGAAGAGTCCGCCAGCTGGGAGACCTTTGCCACCAGCAAGAGCGTCAACCTGACTTCTGGGGATGGCCTGAAGACTGTACATATCAAGGTCCGTGACGATGTGGGCAACGAGAGCGCCGAGGTGACGGATGATATCACTCTCAACACTACGGTTCCCGTGGTCACAGTCACCGGCCCGGACAAGAGCAAGATTTCCAAGATTGCGGGATTCAATCAGTCTGTTATCAACTTTACTTCCGATGTGGAGTTTGACGAGTACAAGGTTTGCGTGGTTCCTGCCAATTCCAGCGAGCAGGATGCGGGCACCCTGATCCCCACCACTGGCGGCTCCATCAACACCAGCGGAAACGAGGGCAATTATCCCGCCACCACTAATATCCAGGTTACGATTAACGGAACCGATTTGGAGAGCGCGTCTACCGGAGACGGCGTGAAGATTGTCAAGGTCTTCGTCAAGACTGCCGCAGGAATTTGGAGTGTGGCATAATGGCGGCCCCAAAGCTGACATTCTCTATTTCTGGAGAAAAGGTCTCCGCTGTGTCTGGCTTTGATTATATCATTGTGGCGTTTCAGTCAGATATTCCCTATCAGGCGTTTGAGTGCCGCGCTACGAAGGCTGGGGAGGAGTACGGCGTGGGGAAGGGGGCGCTGATCGCGTCCTTCTCCACCACCCCGGCGAACACACAGCGGAGTTTCGAGGTGTATGACGATTACCTTGTTCATGGAGACGGGAACTATCGAATTTCCCTCTTTGCCCAGGGGGAGGACGGGAGCTGGAACGACAACTATTATTACATCCCGCAGGGCAGCTCCATGTATGTCTGCGCGGATGGAGAACCATATCTCTGTATGAGGGAGGGATAACATGCCGACAACGGAAGGGTATAACGGGGCTTATACAGGGCCGCAGATTGATTCCGGGATTGCGAGGGCGAATCAGTCCATCACTGTGACCGGCAGCGGAACGGCTTCTATGGCGGAATCCCTGGGCACAGGGCCGTATACCATCGAGTTTACGGAGGAGGCTGGTTCTGGGGGAGGAAGTCTCCCGTATAACATAATTAGCTGCGATGATTTTTCAGCCACAAAACACGCAACCTTTAATTTGAATGATCTTTCTTTGGCAAACAAAGTATTAAAATTGCTTGTTTATCAAACAGGGGGAGAGGTTGACAGCCTTCCATCAATTCAGATTCAGTTGACAAATGGAAACGTGCAGCGAATGTCATATATGAATCCTGGAGTAGAAGCTTTTTCAAAAAGAGAAAACCAAGCCTACATAGAAACACAGAACGCAATTATAATCGACGTTTATACAAGATACAGTCAAGGAAAGCTGCGCTCCATTTATATGCAAGGATTTTCTGATATGTTTTATTTAGCTTTTAGTGACAGCAGTGGCATTGACGGAAAGTCTCCCATGATTGATGTTTATGTCCGAGCAAATAATGGGAACTACACAGGCAAAGCCATCTTGTATAGCGTAGAAGATGGAATCATTATGGCCAGTGATGGAATAGGTGGGTGAACAATGGCAATCAAAGTAAATGGAAAGCTGGTGGCCGGGATTGGTCTTCCCGGCAAATCAGCTTATCAGTATGCGGTTGATGGGGGATATACGGGGACGGAGGAAAAATTTCAGGAAGTACTCGCCAATGCGGGCGGAAAGCCGATGGGGCATGGTGTGACGCTTTCTGCGTCTGCATGGGCTGGAAATTCTCAAACAGTCACCGTTTCTGGGGTCCTTGCCGACGAGACAAAGCAGCTGATTCAGCCCGTGCCTGCTATTGCCTCCCAAGCCGCTTACCTCGCCGCAGGAATCCTCTGCACCGGACAAGCTGCCAATAATCTGACCTTCACTTGCCAGACGGTTCCGGAAGCGGATTTGACTGTGTATGTGGTAATGACTGATGTTAAAAGCTAAGGAGGACACATGATTGCAAATCAGATGATCATTGGTACATCTCTTCCGGAGCTGTCTAATCCAGCAACAGCGGAGAATCTAGCCGCCGGAAAACAGGCCATAGATAGCAGCGGTGAAATAATCACTGGCTCGGCAGAAGTTTGTGATATGCTTGCAAACCTGGGAACCGCTACTGCGGCAGATGTAACGAGTGGAAAGACATTTACAAGCGTGTCCGGTGTTAATGTTGTGGGTACACTATCTGTTAAAGCGCCAGCTGTGAAAAGGATCACGATTATAAATTCAGGTATATCTAATAATATCCGTATATATTTTACAGATTTGAATGCAGGCTATCTTATTCAGACTAGTGTATTAGTAACCCCTAGTACAGCAAGTGGAGACTCATTCAATGCCGTGCAGGGCACCTTAATTTATATGAAATATAGCTCATATCTGACATTATCAGGAAATGTTACCGATATGAATGCTCCTGGCACTGATGTGAGAGTATACAAAGTAACATGAAATCTTTGTGGCGTAATGTCCATACATTTTCAACAAGCAAATCACACAGGCTTTTTCTAAAAAAGCGAGATCAAGTATGCGCGCCAAACCTTAAGGGTCCAGCGGCTTCCCGGTTTTCCAGTCCAGTCCCGGTTCGTGGGCAACCCATGCAGTTTCCCCGCAAAAGGAACAGGGATGATGCCAGTCCCAAGAACCCCATATGTTGGAGCCATCTGGCGGAGTGAAAGGGGCCATTCGTCCACACTTTGAGCAGATCACGGTAACTTTATACAAATCCAAATCCATATCATCACCTCAAAAAGATTATACCACAGATAGGCGGTGCTGCCCATGAGTAATGAAAAATGTATCATAGACCCACAGCGGGATTGTTTGGGCCTGCAAAAAGCAAACATGCTAGAAAAGCAGATGGAAAAATTGCAGGAACAGGCAAGAGACACCCATGGAAAACTGTTTGACCGGATTCGAGACCTGGAAAAGGCAGAGGCCGCCCGGAATGAGCAGTATGACAACATCATGGAAAAGCTGGACAAGCTGATCGCATGGCAGGAGACAGAACAGGCCAGCCCAAAGAAGCGCTGGGATTCCATTGTGGATAAAGTGATTTGGGCGGTCCTGGCGGCAGTAATTACGTTTATTCTGGCCCGAATCGGGCTGTAAAAAAGAAAGGAAGTACATATTATGAACAAGACTATCAACGAGATCATTAACAATTACACCAGTGGCAAGACTCCCGTGGAGGACACCAACAAGGCACTGAAAAAGGCCGGTGCTGGATTTTCCTTTCAGCCTGGAAAGAATGCCCTGACGGCTGAGGAGATCGCGGCTACTCATGTGGGTCCCCGACCCAACGACGCCACAGGCTACGGCCTGATGTCCAGCGGCACCAGCACGATGGACAAGGTGCATGTCGTAAAGGGAAAGCTGCAGGGTGGAGCCGTCAACACCGTCGGCTCCGATGGTATGCCTAACGAGTGCGATATTGTCTATATTGGCGGTCAGGTGTGGCAGGTGTACGGTGACGAGCTGGGCAATCTTGCGCCTGAAAAGGCTCCCTGGTGGGCCTCCATGCACACCTTCACCGGCGCAGTGGCATGGCAAAAGGAAATCGACAAGTACATCCCCGAAAAGGATATGGTGTACAACCGGCCCAAGTATCACGGCCAGGAAGTGGTGAAGGGCGCTCTGCGGTACATCTACGCTGAGGACGGGTCCTGCAAGTATCAGCCCAAGTCTATGGCGGACTACGACAAGGACCATGGGAGGGTTTAATCTATGGATGTTTCTTCTCTCGGCATCACCGGTGTGGCGGCAATCACCGTCATTTGCCTGCTGATCGGGCAAGGCGTGAAGGCATCCGGGCTTGACAACAAGTGGATTCCCATTGTCTGCGGAGTGTTTGGCGGCGTTCTGGGTGTTGCGGGCATGTTCATTATGCCAGAATTCCCCGCCACGGATTACATCACCGCTGCGGCTGTCGGCATCGTGTCTGGCCTGGCGGCTACCGGTGCAAATCAGGTTTTCAAGCAGCTGGGGAGTGGTGGAAATGCCTGACCATCTGGCGGTAACAATCCCCCTGAAAGATATCCAGCGCATCCAGCTCTACATCAACACCGCTCGCCGGTCTCTCTCTCAAATTCAGAGGGAGACCGGGGCGGATTACATCCTCAACGGCACGCTCTACAACATGAGCACGTTTGTACCTAATTGCCACCTGAAAGCAGACGGGAAGGTACTCTGCAAACCGGATTACACAGTCTCCGGCTACTCCTGGAATGATGGGCCGGACATTTCTATGGACATGCTGCCAGACGCCTCTCAGCGCAATTATATCACTTGCACACCGCTGATTGTTTCCGGAAAGCCACTCTCCAAATTGATCTATGACGAGGGGCAGGGCGGCAAACGTGGGCGCTCTGCCATTGGCGTCAAGGACGGCTCTCTGGCCCTTTACTGTACGAGGGACGGAGGGAGTATGACCCGGACGCCGGAAGCGCTCAGGGACGATCTGACAGCGGCAGGATGGGATTCCGCAGTCATGCTGGATAGCGGCGGCTCCAGCCAGTGTTATTTCAATGGAGCGGTCATCCAGAGCAGCAGGAACGTGCATGATTTGATTCTGGTCTATCTCAAGAAAGGGGAGACAACTGTGGAAAAGAAAAAGGTGGTCCTGGACCCGGGCCATGACGCGGGAAACCTCGCCAACAAAAGCCCGGACGGAACCTATTATGAGCATGAGTTTGCCCTGGACATGGGGAAACGCATTCAGAGCATCCTGGAGCGGCATAGCGTTGCTGTCACCATGACCAGGACTGGCGGCGGGGAAATCAGCCTTGCGCAGCGGTGTACGATTGCAAACGCCATCAAAGACCTGGATTTGTTCGTGAGCCTGCACAGCAACGCCGCTGGAGATGGAGGCTGGTCCTCTGCCTCCGGTTGGAGCGCATATGTCTACAAGACCAGCGGGAGCGGCTATAAGGCGGCAAAGGATATCCTGGAGGCCGTCAAAGACGCCGGAATTACTGTCAGGTCTACACCTATTGTGGCGGACCCGTCGCTGTATGTCTTGAAAGGCACCGTGGCTCCGGCTGTTCTGATCGAGCATGGCTTCCACACCAATCAAACAGACACCGCAAACCTCAAAAACTCCGCATACCGGCAAAAACTGGCGGAAGCGGAAGCAAAGGGCATCCTGAACTATCTGGGGATTGCCTGGAAGGAGGAAACTGTGGACAATCCTTCTGAAAGTGATCTGGCGGTCCAGTGGGTGCAGGAGAACGGCATTATGCTGGGCAACACGAACGGCGACATGATGCTGGACCAGCCCGTTACCCGCAGACAGTTTGCCGTGATGCTGTACAGGTATCACAATTTGAAGTAAAAGGACGTGAACCAATGAGCGCAAGAGTGAAATTACCACCACCGCTAGATAAACTCTTGCGCTCTCAGCTGGAAAGAGCCATCTATGAAGCCGCCCTGAACCAGGACGATGAACTGATCGCAAAACGACGCATCATTGATAAATGGGGGCAGATGGACGTGGCGGCAGAATTGGGCTGGTATCGGAGCACAGTTAGTGACCATGAAAAGTACATATTCCAAAGGGTTGAGGAAGTAGCAAAACAACTCTATACAAACAAGGGAGCCGGGAATTAACCCAGCTCCTTTTAATTATGCTTTCTGTTTAATTTCCTGCTCAAACTTTTCCATCAAAGCAACTACTTCTTGATATTTTTGAGGGTATTCCTTTTTCAGATCACCTATCAATTTATACTTTGAACTACGATGAACCGGTGTCTGCTTGTGCGTTCTAATATAGCAGACATCATTAAGACCTAAATTTGGATAATCTCTTGGGTCAATTCGGAGATCATAGTCTGGGTCTCTATCTTTCGGATTTTTTATTGTGGAGACTGGCAACACTGTATAGTCATTATTTCTCGGCCCATATATGATTAGCGCAGGCCTTGCCTTAAAGGCCATCATTCCACTTTTCACATCATAGAACTGCATTGAAAACAGGTAAACCTTGCCTGCTTCACTCATACTGCGGGGACCTCCCCCGGCGGGATGTCTTCAAATTCGTCATAGTACATTCCCCAAATGTGATCAAATGGGCGCACTTTTTTTGCGTCCTCCATAATATCCTCTAGCTTTAACTCAACGTTTCCAGGGTCATCTGGATAAAGCCCCTTTCTCGCGTTTTTCCATGAAATTTCCTGGTGAGAAAGTTGGCTTAGACTCCAGGACTCGATCGGTCCATATTCCTCCAATATTGCGTTCAAAATAATAGAAGCTTCTGGTGAGACGTCATTTGTTATGGCTTGAATGCCACTATTGGAATATACCTTTCTTACATCCGGAGATACCGGGCCGAACTTCCACCCTTCAAAACTTTCATAAAAAAGAGGTCGTCCGGAAATTGCAAGGCTTTCTCTCTGTGCAAGATAAAGGAGCTTGTGGAGTTTCATTTCATCCAGCAGACTCCCGCCAGAAATAGATTTGTATTCGTTAAATAAATAGTTAGCTGCATCAATGATTCGAACCATATTGAGGCCTCCTTCCTCCTATTATATCCACCATGTTAAAAATGAACCGTCTGCTGCAATCAGTACGGCTCACTGCGGGTGGGGATAATACCTTACTCTGCGTGTTAGTATAGGCTGTGGCAACTGTCTAGGTTTCTACACTCTTATTATATCTCAAAGAAAATGAATGTCAATTATGCGGAGTAACGAAGTTACTTTATCACACATTTCACATAACTCCCACATAACTCCCGCATGGATGCCACCCATGCGGGGATTTTTTATGCGACAATATAGACATGGAGGACGTGAGGATTCAAGGGCTGTACACGTCGCAGTCCTCCTCACGGACTCCTTATTTTTGTTGCAAAGGACGTGTTATTTTGCTTGTGAATGGGTCTGAGCTTGTCAAGCGGCTGGTAGCCTGCGGATGGACGGCCTCTAATGCCACAGACACTTGTTTTCAGTACGCGGCAGAGGGGAAATTTTCGGAATTGGAGGCGTTCATCCGGCAGCAGGAATTGTTGTTCGATGACCGGCGTGAATATGCGGTTTGAATTTTACAACGAAAACCCAGCCGGACGCAATGTTGGAGATTGCACAGTCAGAGCGATTTCTAAAGCCCTGGGCCAAAGTTGGGACGCTACCTATTGGAATCTCTGCATTGAAGGGAACCTGCTCAAAGATATGCCTTCAAGCAACGCCGTGTGGGGAGCGTATCTGCGCAGGCAGGGCTTCGAGAGGGACATTGTCCGAGATGATATGTCCGTAGCGGATTTCGCAGCAGAGAACCCACATGGGACCTATATTCTTGCTCTGTCCGGACATGTGGTCTGCATTCAGGATTCTATTATATATGACACCTGGGACAGCGGGAATGAGATCGTTTTGTACTACTGGATGAAGGAGGATTAATTCATGGCTTATGGTTATCCGTCTTACTACAATCCCTATCAACCCTATCAGCCGCCTATGCCTGACCAGATGGCACAGCTGAGGGTTGGGCAGTATCAGCCCCAGCCGCTGCAAAATATGCAACAACCACCCCAGCAGAACAACACACAGATTGTGTGGGTTCCCGGTGGGCAGGCGGCATTCGAGTACCCGGTAGCCCCCAATAGTGCCGTTGCCCTGTGGGACAGCACCGCGCCGGTGATCTACCTCAAACAGGCTGACGCCTCTGGAAAGCCCACTACCAAGATTTACGACCTGGTGGAAAGAATCGCCTCAAATGCTCCTGCAAGCCCTGCACAGCCCTCGCAGGCCCCGGCAGTGGAATATGCCACCCGTGAGCAATTGGACGCTCTAGCGGCCCGTGTGGACGCTCTGAGTACGCCAAAAATCGCAAAGGCGAAGAAGGAGGCCGCGAACGATGAGTAATCCGTTTTTCAACGCTATGGGCGGCGGTAATCTCCCCGGCCCTATGGGAAACATGATGGGAATGCTCCAACAGTTCAAGGAATTCCGCCAAACTTTTCAGGGTGACCCAAAAGCGAAAGTACAGGAGCTTCTCAACTCCGGCCAGATGACCCAGGCGCAATTCAACGAATTGCAGGGAATGGCAAGAGCATTTCAGCAAATGATGAGCAATCAATAGGCTTGAATCGTGGCCACGATTTAGCATAGAAAACAAATTTTGAAAGGAGAAATCACATGTCTCTTAATTCTGAAACTCCCTTTACCATGCCTGTGGTTCCAGCTGGTTCTACGAGCGGCAATGGCGGCGGTGGCATGGGCTGGGGTAACGATGGCTCGTGGTGGATTATTATCCTGTTCCTGTTTATCTTCGCCGGTGGTTGGAATCGCGGCAACTGGGGCGGCAATGGAAACGGTGCAACCCCCTCCGGCTCCGGCGCAATCGACAACTATGTCCTCGCCTCTGACTTCGCCCAGGTAGAGCGCAAGCTGGACACTGTTCAGCAGGGTCTTTGCGACGGTTTTTACACTACCGCACAGCAGATCAACGGTTTAAACACCGCTGTTTTGACCAACGGCAACGCAACCCAGATGGCAATCATGCAGGGCAACAACGCTTTGCAGGCACAGATTGCAGACTGTTGCTGCACCAATCGCTATGACGCGCTTCAAAACGCAAATGCGACGCAGGCGATGATCCAGGCGAACACTACCCAGGGTGTGATGAACACCACTGCCATCCAGAACCAGATTCAAAATTGCTGCTGTGACATTGAGAAGTCCACCATGCAGACGCGCTTCGAGGCCCAGCAGATGAATTGCAACACCCTGCAAGCCATTGACCGCGTGGGAGATCGCATCATTGATTACCTTGCGGCGGATAAGGCTCAGGCCCTGCGGGACGAGAATCAGGCTCTGCGGCTGGCGGCTTCTCAGCAGGCTCAGAACAATTACTTGGTCAACCAGCTCCGTCCGTGTCCCGTTCCGGCCTATCAGGTTCCGAACCCTTATGCCGGTTGCGGGTGCTATAGCTCCTGCGGTTGCGGCTGCTAAAACCAAATACATCAGCTTTCCGGCATGACCGGAATGTTCGGCCCCGTGCCGATACTACAACAACGCGGCGGGGCAATGGCTCCGCCGTATTCTTTTATGAGAAAGGATTGATTTTATGGCTGAATTTACCGGAGTATTTGTTCAGCAGATCGCGGCTAATGGGAATGCAGTTTTCAGCGAAACGCCCGTTTCCGGCTCCAATTGTATCGTTCATCGGGAAGGTTCTGGTATCATCACTCTGCGAGGGATGACCAATCAGTGCCGTGCCCGTTACAAGGTGGTATTTGGCGGGAATATTGCCATCCCGACCGGCGGGGCAGTGGGTCCCATCTCTGTCGCTATCGCCGTGGAGGGCGAGGCCCTTGGAAGTGCGACCGCTATTGTCACCCCTGCAGCAGTTAATGAGTTCTTCAATGTATTTGCTGCCGCATTTATTGAGGTTCCCCGTGGCTGCTGTGTGACAGTGGCTGTCAAAAACACCTCCACAGAGACGATTGAGCTGGAAAATGCCAACGTGATCGTTGAGCGTGTATGCTGAAAGGAGAGAGCAAAATGAAAGCACTGTATGAGCTGAAAGATAAGTTTGAGATGGAGCTGGAGGAACTAGCTCGGAAGGGAGAACTGGGCGCTGGCGATTTGGAGCTGGCACATAAGCTCACCGACACCATCAAGAACATTGACAAAATTTGTGCTCTGGAGGAAGATGGCGGTTACTCCGAGGCCGGAGACTGGGAAGGGCGCGGGTCTTATAACCGCGGTTCCAGCTACGCCAATCGCGGAAAACACTACGTCCGGGGTCACTACTCCCGAGATGGTTACAGTAATCGCGGTCGTGAAAGCGGTTACAGCCGTCATGATGCAAAAGAGCAGATGATGGCCCAGTTGGAGGATATGATGGGCTCTGTGTCAAATGAGCGGGAGCGTGAGGCTATCCGCCGCTGCATGGAACAGCTGGACCGTGAGTAAGGGGGTGCCGCCATGAATGGCACCAACGAAGCGCGGGAAGGCTCCCGAGAATGGCTCCTTTTAAAAATTGCGGAATGCATGGTTGAACCAATGAGCGAACGGACGGCAGAACGTTTAAGCGCTTACAGCGGCGCTTACAACGCTATCTGCCAATGGGAAAACAGAAAACCTTCCTATTCCAATTCAGCTAAACCGTTCACACAGGAAGAGGCGAAAGAGTGGACCAGCGCAATGCAGAATGTAGACGGCACTACCGGCCCTCACTGGACGTTGGAACAAACCAACCAGATCATGACGCAGAGGGGAATCAACTGCGACCCTTATCAATGGTGGGTAGCTATGAGCATGGTCTATTCCGATTACAGCAAGGTCGCCAAGAAGCTCAATGTCAGCAACATCGACTTCTATGCCGAAATTGCGAAAGCGTTTCTGGACGACCAGGACGCCGCTCCGGACAAACTCGCTCGGTACTATGAGTTTGTCGTGAAGCACTGACGATAGTCCCCGCTCTCTTGTGAGGGCGGGGATTTTATTACATAATATTATCGCAACTACACAGGGAGAAATATTAAGTAATAAAATTCATTAAAAATTTTTCAAACATTTAAGGAATATTCTATGTGCCTATCAGGGTAAATTTTGATTTCTTTGATAATAATCCGCCAAAATTCTCGTTTTTCTTCTCGGTTGAGTCCGTCGTAAGATTCCTTCCAGTTTTCAATCAACACCCTATCAATGCTCTCAAAGTCCTGCTTTTGTTCAGGGAGTGCAGCTTTCTCTAAATCACTAATTTTTGCGAGAAGTGATTCACGGTCAGCCTTTAATTCTTCGAGCGTGATAATGTCATTCAGATACAAATCTTTCAACTTATTTAACTTTGATTTTGCGGCGGAGATTTCTGCGCGTGCCCTCTTGTTTATTTCTGCATTTTTAAGGGCAGAGAAATTGGCCTTGTACTCATGGAATTTGTTATCTACCGTCGCAAGAAGATACTCTTCAATTTTCCTTTCCCCCAGATTGACGCGGTTTTGGCATCCGTTTTGTTTTGTATAATGCCCGTTGCAGTTATAGAACACATACGTCTGCTTTGTGTTAATGCGAGCGCCCATCCTGTTCCCACACTCTGGGCAAACCACCAATCCAGAAAACAGATAGGTTCGATTGTTCTTTGCTTTTCGGACAACCTTTCTCCGCATAGCCTGAATCTTCTCATGATCTTCTTTAGTGATATAGGCAGGACACATTCCGTCCATATTGTAATATTTCCCGTAATATGTGGTGCTGCGCAGCATCTTATCAATGAGATGGTATCTCATTGAAATACCGTATTTTTCTCTGATAAATTCGGAAGTTTTTGAAATAGAACCGGAGGCTAGATACTTCTTAAAGAAATCATTAACAA